AGAATATCGATATCATCGATACCATGCTTAAGAGCATATGCCTCGACGGCTGCCTTAAGCGATCCGCCCTTCTGAGCATCGGCGACAATTCCCTTGATCGCGTCATGGCTGAGGACGTGCTTCTCTTCCTTTTTGCCTTCGCCACCCTGCTCCTCGAAGACATTACGGGTCATCCGTCGTCCTTCCTCTTTATTATCGTCATGGGTTAGCGATTCAGACTTGTCAGACTCTTTATCGTCACTAGACGACTGCTTCAGTTCAGCAGCTCTTTCAGAAAGTGCAGTACCGACCATATAATGGACGACTTCTTTCTGATCAGCAGTCATTGAATCGTAAACTTCTTGAATCGTTGGATTCGCTTCAGAATGCTCAACTTCCTCTTCTTCTGAAGACTCTCCATCAGTATTAAGTTCGAGACCAGTGTAAATAATGGCTTCATCTTCGAGCGTGACCATATCGCCATCGCTGTGAGCTATAGTAATGTTGTCGATAAGTGCGCCAGGATTAGCTCCCGACAAAACAAGACTTACCTCACGGATAAATCCATGGAGAGTCTTCTTTGCTTTCTCGGTAAGTCCATTAGCATAGATCGACAACGACTTAATGTCTTTGTGCTGCACCAACGTCCGAGCATTCTTTGCCTGATCTGTACCGTTAAGGTAACAGTAAGCATAGATACCATCATCGCGATGCTCGAGAATTGCATGACCAAGCACGTTGCTGGGCTCATTGTGATTGTGCTGCCAGACCAACGGGACCGTTTCAGTATCCTGATGTTTGAAAGCATCCGGCATAATAGTCCGACCGTCTGTGCATACGAGTCCAGCTTTTGTGGCGTAGCCGCTAAAGTCGGGCTTAGCCTTTTCTCCCATTTTGAATGTTCCTCCTTAATTTTGCGACATTGGCCTATTAGCTACTTTCGATAGCACCTCAGTTAGAGCCGGATCTGGTTGAGTATGTCCATTCGTCGCTGGATTTGGAGGATTTGGTTGCGGCATGTTACTATTAGTCAGTTGATCCGCTTTCGGATCCTTCGACGGAGCCATACCAACAACCTGCCTAATTTCATTCGACGTCATAATCTCGTTACGAGTAAACTTATCGGCAATCTCAGCAATGTTCTCAATTGGAACCAACCGAAATGGATCTCTAAAGAATAGAACGGACTGCTTTTGCGTTCGAGCAGTTTTGGTCAAGAAGGTACGCCGCATTGATTCGACAACGGCAGTAAGAATTGGCTCGACCGTTCGGTTCCAATAATTCAACATGGCTTTTTCGTCTGCTGTGCCTTTCATGATCTCGTCGGTTAGACCAAGTTGACCATATAGCATGTCGACTAGGTATTCGACTTGGGCCATGAGGTTGTTTTCAGCTGGACGATTTAACTGAGTAATCTTTTCGGTACCATCTGTATAGGCGATACCATATTGACTACCTTTAAGTTGAAACTCAATGTCTTGACGACGTTGTTCTGCCTGCTGTCTTCGAGCTTCAGATTTAATCACGTATGGAAGCTGAATGATGAGATCCAGTTTTCCAGAAGCAGATTGTACATCAATAGAATCTAGTAAATTAAGTTTAACAAGTAGACGTTGAAGAGTTGAATTCGGTTCATTCATTACAGCATATAGCGGATTCTCAACAATAGCCACCGCTGATTTCTCAATAGTAATCTCTTCGCGTCTACCTATTGCTTCGTTATACAAATTTATTCGTACATGATTAGGATACCATGCTACAACTTCACCAACACGAAGAGTTAGGATGTCATAACCGCCAGATGTTTCTGGGTTAATTGTTGTATCGACAGGAACAAGCGCAGCGCAGCCTCTATCAAAAAGAGTCATAGCAATATCTTGTCTAAAGGCTCGCGCAGCTTGATCTAAATTAGCTTCAACTGTCAAACAATTATTGAGACCACTATCAATATCTTCCAGATATCTCTTCTGATCATCCGTTCTTACATGGCGCATATCAACTGAAGCAACATCAATACTAAGTCGCGTATAAATCGAGGAAATAAGCGAACGCTCATTAGGAATATGGAGTCTTACGCGATCAGGTCTTCCCCCATAGTTTGGATCACCGTATTGAGAGAAAACTCGTCTTTCACTAGTATTAGAAAATACGTTCCAAGCGTGTTTTAACGCCATGGTAGCTCGCGACACTTACACCTCCTTCCTAACTTAGCCCCATCCATTAAAATAAGCTAGAACAACAAATATAGCAATAACCGTAAGGGCGACATCGGTTATAGTAAGCTTTGAATTCACTCAAAAGCCTCCTTGTTCAACTTGTAAGCAACCCAAGCGTCCATAAGGGCAGCAACGTTATCGATCTTCTCATCCTGACGCTTTTTCAGAAGCTTTCGATTTCCGTTAGTATCTTCCAACGTAATAGCATTACCCATTGCGAAAGACATAAGCGCCTGATCAAAGATCAAAAGCCGCTCTTCACTCATGATCTTAATCTCACCTAGTGGAACGGATTCGGTTTTAGCTCCTTG